TCCTTGTGCAAGTCTTTTATAAGTGAGAGAGTAAACGACAGACTTGATATTTCGCCTACTATCTTGTTGTAACTTTCAAAGTTTTGTATTCCGCCACCTGCAAGAGTATCTTTTAATTGCTCTTGTCGTTCTAATATTTGTTTACGTAATTTATCTAGCATTTAAGTTATTTTTTTCTTGATTTAGCACCTGAGCATTTCCATCTTTTCCTTGATAAATTATTAGGAGTATTAGGGTCGCTCCTTTTCTTTTTAGATAATCTTTTCTTAATACCTAAACTTCTCGCACAATACGAATCACCTTTAGAAGTACCTGGCTTAACTCTTGGTCCGCCACCCTTGGCTTTTCCTGCTTGACCGTAACTAACTCTTTTACCAGATTTAGTTACCTTAACTTTAGCCTTACCTCTTCTTGGTTTTGCTCTAGCCATGATTCTGCATTCTTCTGCGGTTAGCGTTACCTGCTACTGATTCGCCACCTTGATGCATCATTTTAAAATCATCACCTGATATTTTACCGTCTTTATTCTTATCTAATTTTTTCTGTCCACCGTGTAGTTCGCCACCGTGTGATTTTTTAGCAGTCTTTGCTGCGTCTTTAAAATTTTGTGAAGTAGGTGCACCTTTAGTTCCGGGTTTTCTCATTTTTTCACCCGAGCCTGCTTTTATTCTTCTACGTTTAGCTTGTATGTTTGCGTATAGTCCTGGAGGTTTAGCCATTATTTATTATACCCCTTGCCTTTAGTTGCTGCTCCGCAACCTCTAGCCATTCCTTTCTTTTTACTTGCTTTACCGCCATTTTTCATGGGTGTCATAGGCTCACCGCCCATCATCATCTTTTTCTTTTCACCACCACGGTTCATTTTCTTCATGCCTCTATTCATTAGGGTCTCCTTAAATGTTTTTTGGTGTTCGTCATTGAGCCACCGTTTGTTTTCTTTTGCATAACTGAGTCTTTCATTATAGAACCATCTGGCATCATGTGAAACCCTTTAGGTACTTCACCGCCATTCTGCATTCTTCTACGGTTAGCATTACCAGCTACGCCTTTTTCCATAATCTGTTTAAAGTTTGATCTGTTCATAGGCATATTATACTCCTTTAGTACTCGTGTCGGATTGTCTAACATCTTTTAAAACTTCTCTATAATCTTTACGCATATCGCCTTTCTCTTTCATAAGAGCTTCTTCCCTTTGTTGGGCTATTTTCATTTCGGCTATAGCTTCGGCTGATTGTATTTTAGTTAAATCTATTTCAGCTTTTATCTGATCGCTTTGTGCTTTCTGTTGTATCTCAGCTTGTTTTAATTCTACTAGAGGTTGAACTTGTGCTTGTTGTGCTTGTAACTGTTCTGCTTGTGCTAAGGCTTGTGCTTGACCAGTTACTTGTTGAGTAGCTTGTGCTGCCATGGTAGCTATCTGATTCATCACTTCCGGTGGCATTTCACCCTCACCCATCTGCGGTAGAGGTTGACCCATAGCTTGTTCTATTTGCTGTTTGTACTTCATAGCTTGATGTTCTTGTATGTTAGCTTGAATAGTTACCGTAGCACTTTGATTTGATTGTACCATAGGGTTCTGTAAAAATGAAGTATGACTAGCGATATAAGCGTCATGGTTCTGGAATATGTAAGCTTGTATAGGTTGACCTGTTAGTGCTGATTGTTGTTCGGTAATAGGGTCACGGGCTGGTACTTCTGCTTGAGGAGGTAATAAACCGTCTATATTCTTAACTTCTAATGCTTCGTACATACGTTTGTATGCTTCTCGTAAATCATGTAATTCAGGTGCTGCTCTAGCCATTTCTAGCTCTTGTTGGGCTAACATCACTCTTTGTGCCATACTGAAGATATTTGGGTCACTAACAGGAATAATATCCACTTTAGCGTCAAAATCAGTCATTTTTATCTCTTTACTCGCTCCTGGTACCTCATATGGGTAAACAGGGGGTAAACTCTTAGAAAATATGTTAGCTAATAGCCTAAATTCCTTTTTCTGTGCATAATGCATACGTTTATGTATAGCACTCATTACTTTAGTGCCACGTTCTAACATAGCGACTGTAGTGCCTACTGGTAGCTGTTGGGAGCCAATATCGCCTACATTCATGTCCGCAATAGAAGCAAAACGCCTTCCAGAGTCAATAATTGTACCTAAAAGTTGACTTAATACGTTACTAGGCTCTTTATAAGGTAAAGGCATCAACGCATCACGTATTACACCCCCTGGAACGTCAACATCTCTAAATTCTCCTGGTCTAAGTGGCTCATCTTCGCCTTGGACTCTCATTCCACGTGCTTTAAAGCCTGCGGGGAGGTTACTTAGCGTACCAGCGTCGACTAATTGACGTAAAATTGAAGTAGCAGACTTAGTTAGCCCACCAATCATGTGAATTAGCCCAAAACCGTAAAAACCTAGTCCTGGGAGGAACTTATAATGGGTAAAATACTCTTTTTTATTGAATAATTCGTCTTCTTGCTCCCAATTACGTCTAATTGACAGTATTTCACTCTTTTCTTCTAAAATTGTTACTACATAAGGCACCGCGAAGCCATAATCTTCCTCATCTGACAGTTCTAAGTTGACATGCATCTCTAAAACCGAGTATTCATCGTAGTCTGTCATTGATGGTGATATGCCTTGTAGCTCATCCATCTTCTCTTTTGCTTCGTTATAGTCCATATCAAGACTAGGTTCGCCTATATCAATGTCTCGGTACGTACCATTTATCTGTAATTTCTTTAAATCGTTACCCGTCATAGTCATAGCATGAGTAAAACGTGGGCTGGTCTCTAAATCTACTGTTTCGTAAGCTACAACTAAGTTTTCTGCTTTGACTAAACGGCTAGTAGCTCTACCTAGTAGATTATCGTAATAAACTTTTTTAAATGCACTACCTGCTAAAGGTAGATAGAACAATAAACTATCCATTTCAGGGTCATACTCTTTCATGACGTCTGTTATTTGATAGTTCATAAACTCTTTGACACGTTGACTTTGTGCCATAATCTCTGGAGTTTCAACACCCATAGCCCTAGTTTTTACTGGACCGCCAGGAGGTAGTAATTCTTTATATGATTGAGCCTGAAACTGGGTAACTGCTTCCGCTAATAATGGGTGATGTACACCTGTAGCTCCAGGAAAAGGTTGTTCCCTTTCTTCTATTTTAATACCTAACAGGTCTAAACCTTTAGTAAAGGTATCAAGCCAATCCTGTCGAGATTCTTTATCTGAATCATAAGCTTCTAAAAGTTCACTAGCTAACGTGGATAAGTCTGAGGAGTCTAGTGTCTCAGCAAGATTAGCTTGATGATCGGTAGATGGTGCAGATTGTTCATCAAACATTGGTATAACGTTACCGTCAACACCTATTTCAAAAGCTGAAGTCATATCGCCTTGAATATTCATCTCTTCTGGTAGTTGTACTTCAGTAGCCATAGGCTCTTCTGGCATTTGACCTTGTAGCATATCCATAATTTCTATGTCTATGCCTGCGTCTTGATCTATGTTTAATGGTGGTTTTTCAATAGCCATAATTAATAATAACTCACTTTGCGTTTATAGTATAGTTCTTCCTCTTCCCAGTCACTTGGTAATCTAACGAAACCACCTTGTCTAAATCTTAGCATAGCTTGAGTAGTTGAGTCTACTAAGTCGTCGTGATCCCCAGCGGGGAAAACGGCACACTCTTCTATTACTTCATTAGCCCATTTTGTGTCTGGTGCCCATACCATGCCCGACTCAAATAGTGGGGTACTGGCGTTGACTCTAGCAATCTTATCATTTCCTTTACTAGGTGTAAAGTTTTGTACGGGAATACCTATGTTTCGTAATTCTTGTGTTAGGGGTATACCACTAGCTTTACCTTCTATAATTACTACGTCAGGTGACCATTCGTGATATTGTTCTAAAGCTACGCCTTTTAATTCAGGGAAAGAATATTTACCTTTTATACAGTCTAGTAGAATTATGTGTGCTATTGTACCGTCGTATAGTTCTTCACCTATTGTGCCTTCTGGATAAAATACTCCCCATGTAGTTATAGCTGAGTAATCTGCTGAAGAACTTTTTAAAAACGCTGTGTCGTAACTTTGTATTAAATAGTCACAGGTTGGTGGTTTTTCTTTAGCCCATTCTTTCCACCACTCACGCCTAATTAGTGCACCTTCCTCACTGGTTGGATTCTGCATGTACTGAGCGTGCCATTTAGGACCGCCACGTAAACTGGCTTTTACGCCTTCTAGTTCTTCTAGTTTCCAGTACTCTGGCCATAGAGGTTTACCACTAGGTAATATAGCTGGTAATTCTATTACTTCCCATTGGTCAGCTTTAGGGTCACGTGCGGCATCTTTTAATAATTTACCCGTAAGGTCGTTAATATTCCAGCGGGTCATAACTATAACTATGGCTCCTCCTGGCTGTAACCTTTGACGCGGACCAGAGGTATACCAATCATAAGTATCTTCCATGGACTTTGGGTTCATGGCGTCTTGTTCACTGTGCGGGTCATCGATTATAAATAAGTCCGCTCCCCTACCCGCTAATGCTCCGCCGACCCCTGCTGCATAATACTCACCTTTTAGTTTAGGGTTACTCTTCATTTGAGTTTCCCATTTACCTGCTGCTTTTGAGTCTGGGTTTATTAATACGTCGGGGAATATCTTTTCATAGTCTTCGGTTAACATCAAGTCCCTAATCTTACGACCGAACTTAACGGCTAAGTCTGCGGTGTGGGTTGCTTGTAATATTTTTAAAGCTGGGTTACGACCTACTAAATATGCGGGAAAGTAATGCGAGGCGAACTCACTTTTAGTATGCCTAGGTGGCATATTGATAATAAGGCGTTTTATTTTACCTGTGGCTATACGGTCAAAGGCGTCTGCCATCTTTTTGTGGTGAGCCCCGCCGATAAACGATGGCCATTGGTCTTTCACAAAATTCATAAAACCACTTTGACAACGTTCTACTTTTTCTATTTGTTCTAACCTTTCGGCTAGTTCTAGATGTTCTTTTAGTACTGACTCGGGTAAGTCGTTTAAATTAGAGTCCATATTTTAACGGCATTAAACTTGCTACTCCACCATGGTTCATTCTAAAAGTTTTAAAAGCTTCTTTTAATTCAGGTGTTAATTCTATTTTTAAAAACTCTTGGTCGTAACCGTCTATGTATTCGGTAGCGTTTAGCTTAACACCGTAATCTTGTTCGGTTTGTTTCATAGCTTTTTTAAGGAAGTCATTATAACTTTTAGCTCGGTTTATACTTCCTTTGTCTGGTTCAGCGGATAATACAGTACGTAAATTACCATCTTTATTTTCTTGAATATTTATTAATTTACCTTTAGTGTCATAGTTAAGTTTTACACTCTTATCATTTTTATACAGTTCTTCTAAAAAAGGTATCCTTTTAGGCGGTATTATGTCTAAATTACCAGAAGGNGGAGCTAATGACCTAGCACCGTTAGGTATTAAAACGAAAGGAGAATCACTTTTAGCACCAGTTTGTAATAACATTTTTACGCTAT